CAGGAGACGTAATACTTCCTGGTACAGACACTGGCACTGAAACAGGTACTGAAACAGGCGGAGACGGCACAGGTACAGGCACAGGTACAGGAACAGGTACAGGTGGAGATGGAGACGGAGAAGGTGGAGATGGAGACGGCGAAGACGGAGATGGTCAAGGCAGGGGCCAAGGCAGTGGCTTTGGTTTAATGGGAGGCCAAGGAGGGATAACTGATAGTTTATTTGATAAGTACATTTACCAACGTACATACAGCCCTACTCCAATATTACAAAGACCTGATTTAGGGCCGGGATACGAAGCGCCTACTTTAGGTTTATTTAGGAATATAATATGAGTACACAATATTTAACACTTGTTAATAGCGTATTAAGAAGGTTAAGAGAAAATGAAGTTTCCGGTGTAACTGACACTACTTACTCTAAAATGGTAGGTGATTTTGTAAATGATGCTAAACGTCAAGTAGAAGATGCCCACGAATGGTCTGCCCTTAGAACTACTATTGTTGTACCTACTGTTGTAGACACTACTTCCTATAGCTTAACTGGCGCAGGAGAGCGGGTTAAAATCTATAGCGCTATTAACGACACATCTAACTTTTTTATGCGCTATGAAACACCTAATTGGTTTAACAACGCAAACTATATATCTGGTGTTGTTTCAGGCACTCCTGATTCCTATACGTTTAATGGGATAGATAGCTCTGGTGATACCAAGATAAATGTTTTTCCTAAGCCAGACGCAGTGTATTCTCTACGCTTTGACTTAATTGCAAGAGAAGCTGAGTTAAGTTCAGACGCAGATACTACCAAGCTGCCTAGCTCTCCTATCATGCACTTAGCTATAGCCTACCTTACTAGAGAGCGTGGGGAAACAGGGGGCACTAGCGCACAAGATTACTTTAGTATTGCAGAGAGTGCGCTGTCTGATGCTATAGCTTTAGACGCTTACAAGAACCCTGAAGAATTTACTTACACAGTCGCATAATGGCTCAAGAAAGACAAAATATTTATATTGCTGCTCCTGGCTTTATGGGGCTAAACACAGCAGACTCTCCTGTTGCTCAGGACGCTTCCTTTGCGTCTATAGCGGAGAATGCTGTAATTGATAAGTACGGTCGTGTTGCAGCTAGAAAGGGCTTAAACAAGCTTACAAGCAGTGCTACGCCGCTAGGATCTAGTATTGGTATTGAAACTATATTTGAGTACGTAGATCAAAGTGGTGACAAGGTAGTTTTTTCTGCTGGCAATAATAAAATCTTTACTGGCACTACTACACTTACTGACGTTACTCCTAGCAGTTACACAATTAGTGCTAATAACTGGAAGATTATAAATTTTAATAACCATGCTTATTTTTACCAAAGTGGGCATGAGCCTTTAATTTACACTGATGAATCCGGCTCTGGTGTACTAGATAATATTGGAGACCACAGCCACGCTACAGGCACAGCGCCTCAAGCCAATGAAGCTCTAGCAGCTTTTGGGCGTGTATGGGCTGCTGATATTGCAGGCAACAAGCACACAGTTTATTGGTCTGACACTCTTAATGGACATGCGTGGACAGGAGGCACTTCGGGTTCTTTAGATGTTACTACCGTATGGCCTACTGGGCACGACGAGATTGTAGCTTTAGCGGAGTTTAATAACTTTCTAGTTATCTTTGGTAAGCGTAACATTCTTTTGTACACTGGTGCGTCAAGTCCTTCTAGCATGTCGTTACAGGATGTAATTACAAACATAGGATGTATAGCAAGGGACAGTGTGCAGTCTATAGGTACGGATCTGTTCTTTTTGTCTGACACAGGGGTACGCAGTTTAGGCAGAGTTATACAGGAAAAATCTAACCCTATTGGCAATGTGTCTAAGAATGTAAAAGACACTATGATGTTAACAGTTAACTCTGAAGCACTTCAAATTAAAAGCGTATACAGCCCAGAAGAATCTTTTTATCTGCTATTCTTACCTACAAGTTTTGAAGTGTATGCTTTTGATACTAGAGGTGCGCTAGAAGACGGTAGTTACAGAGCTACAACTTGGGTAGGGAATAAACTATTTTGTGGCGCAAGGACTACAGACGGGTTTTTATACTTAGGTAATGCAGACGGTATAAATAAATATGATGGGTACACAGACGATAGTGACTCTTACTCTTTTAAATACTTTACAAACCCGCTGTCATTTGGAGATCCTGCTAGGCTGAAGATGCTTAAAGAGCTTTCTTTTACTGTTATAGGAGGCTCTGGTGCAGAGGTAGTAGGGAACTGGGGATATGACTATACTGAAGCGTACACTAAGCAAGCGTTTACCATAGCCACCAGTGTTATTGCAGAGTACGGAATAGCAGAATATAACGTAAGCGCATCAGAATATAGTTCTTCTATTGTTATTGATGTTGCTAGGGTAAAAGCAACGGGAGCAGGTAAAGTGGTGACGATTGGAGTAGAAGCGACTGTAGATGGTAGGGCTTTATCTTTTCAGGAATTAAATACTGAAGCTATTATAGGTAGACTTGTATAATGAGTGATTACACAAAAACAACTAACTTTGCAGCAAAAGACAGCCTGCCTTCAGGCAACTCTGGCAAAATTGTTAAAGGCTCTGAGATTGACACAGAGTTCACTAACATTCAGACTGCTGTTGCAACTAAACTAAACTCTAACAATGGCGCACTTACCGGGACTACTACGGCTAGCGCCTTGACTGTCTCTGGCAACATTGATGTGGACGGCACCAGTAACCTGGACGTTGTAGATATTGACGGTGCTGTAGACATGGCTTCTACGCTGGCTGTTGGTGGAGTAGTCACCGCTAACGCTGGGATAGTGGTTGATAACATAACTATTGATGGGACTGAGATTGATCTTTCTTCTGGTGATCTGACGATTGATGTAGCGGGAGACATTAATCTTGATGCGGGTGGTGACAGCATTATCTTCAAAAGCGGCGGAACGCATTTTGGAGATATCACCAAGTCAAGCAATGACCTCTATATAAACGCAGTCATTAGCGACGGAGACATCTACATCCGTGGTAACGACGGTGGCTCTACAATTAATGCGCTTCAGTTTGACATGTCTGCCGCTGGCGCTGCTACGTTCAACGATAAAATTATTGCAACTGAACTAGATATTTCGGGGAATATAGACGTAGATGGAACCACGAACCTAGACGTAGTAGACATCGATGGTGCCGTTGATATGGCATCAACCCTTACTCTTGCAGATGATCTTATAGTCGATACTGATACTCTTTTTGTAGATGTGTCAGCAGACAGAGTAGGGATAAATACTGCTTCGCCCGCCTATGAACTCGACGTAGATTCTACCATCCACATTGGCAACGACGGTGGCAGCGGATTTACCCACAGTCGGTTGATCTTTGATTCCAATGGAGCCTCGCGCGGCACAGGTAATTTTTTCCACAACCAAGATAACGATGTTGAGTGGTTTGCTGGAAACCCATACAACAAATCAGATTCTTTTGCTATCACACGCAATGCATCTTCGTCTCATGCAGACGCAACTGCAAACGTAACTAACGCGCTAGTGGTAGTTAATAGCTCTGGCAACCTTGGGGTTGGTGATGATGATCCTGCAAGCAGGCTTACCGTTTCACGCCTTGGCAATAATTGGTCTGGTGTGGCTCCTTTTGCGGGTTGTGCGGCGTTTATACATCCGGGCGGAACAGGTGCGGGGTCAGGCGCTACGTTGACCATCGCTGGAAACGCCTCCTCGACAAGTTCAATTCATTTTTCTAGCGATACCGACAATGATGTTGGTCGAATTAACTATCTTTTTGCTTCTAACGCAATGAGCTTTTTTAATAATGGAACAGAAAGAATTCGCCTTGACTCGTCTGGAAATTTGTTAGTGGGCGGAACAAGCTCTCCCTCAGGAAGCGAAGAAAATATTGTACTTTTCAATGGAACAGCCCCTACTGGGTCTGCTACAGATGGCATTATTCTTTATGCTGAAGACGTTAGTTCCAGCAGTGAGCTAAAAGTACGGGACGAGGCAGGCAACGTCACTACGCTGTCACCACACAACTTTGAACTAATACCAGAAGGGCCAAGTGAAGATATGGCCTGGTCTTACTTTTCTGAAAGAGACGGTAAGCGTATTAATGTAGACATGCTAAAAGCCATAAGAGTGCTTGAGAAGCTCAGCGGCGAACAACTTGTATTTGAATCTTAAAGGAGAAACCAATGGCTGCTACTTGGGCAATTGAAACAACGGATCGCAACCTTAGCGATGGTGGTGTCACCGTTGCACGCTGGAGTGTAACTGATTCCGAAACTGTAGGTGACAATACCTACACAGCAGGCAGCTATGGGTCTTGTAACTTTACTTATGATACGTCTAGCGAAAACTTTACGCCTTATGCTGATCTTACCCAAAGCGAAGTCTTGGGCTGGTGCTGGTCTGTAGGAGAGGTAGATAAGGACGGTATAGAAGCAGATCTAACTGCCAATATTAATGAGCAAAAGACCCCTACTAAGGGTTCAGGCGTACCTTGGTAAGCTTAGGTAAACTTGAAATGGCAGTAAAAACTGAAATGGAGTTAGCACTAGAAGCCTTAGAAAGGATTGCTCAACACGAAAAAGAATGTGGAGAGCGTTGGGGTGAAGCGTCCGCTGAACTTAAACAGCTTAGAGAGATGGCAACGGCTCATGCTCAAAAGTGGGAACGCCTTGCATGGCTTGTGGTTACTATTACGATAACTGGTACAGTTTCAGTGTTAACTACACTACTGTCATAGATTAAAAAAAGAGAGAGATAGGATTATGACAAACACATCCGGACCGCTGTCTGGCGTATCAGCTACAACAACTGGAGGTTCTGGTGCTGCCACTGGAGGAACAACAGGAAATACAGGGTTTTTGTCAGCATTAGGTGGTGTTAATTTAGGAGATTTAACCAAGGCTGGCTTAGGCATTGGCTATATTATAGATGCCATGGGCAGGCTCTCAGGCATTGGGTCTGACCTAAGTTCTGGCGCTCTTAATATAGCGCGAGAAGGCCAAGAAGCTACTGCTTTTAAACCTTTCACTGTGAGCACAGCCTTTGGCAATATAGCTACTACTCCTGAAGGAGGGTACACTACAACCCTAACCCCTGAACAAGAAGCTATAAGGCAACAGGCTTACGGTGGAATCTCAGGCGCTCTTACAGGGGCCATGGGACCAACGGATGCTAGAGTAGCTGATGTGTATGAGCGCATTAGAGCAGCACAGCGACCAGAAGAGGCTAGGCAGCGCCTTGCCCTTGAAGAAAGACTTGTAGGTCAAGGTAGGCAAGGGATACGTACATCACAGTTTGGAGGCACTCCAGAGCAGCTTGCTTTAGCCATGGCTCAAGAGGAAGCTAAAAATGCAGCGGCAGTATCTGCTATAGAGCAAGCAGCTAGAGAGCAGCAACAACAGCTACAAACTGCTCAATCATTGTTTGAGCTTCAAGCGTATCCTGAGAACCAGTTAATTAACGCTTTAACCCCTGCAATACAAATAGGATCTCTTGCTGACTTAGGGCGTAGAGAGGGTGCTGGGTTGTTCACTGAGGGAGCTATTACTGGACTTGAAGCCCAAGCGCAAACTGAGCTAGGAAGAGCTAATTTGCTTGGTGAAATATATAGCTCTCTCTTAGGGGGCACTGGCGCTGCAGGAGCTTCGGGAGCCTCTGGTCTACTTGGTGGTATAATTAACCAAGTCGGGGGAGGTACGACACTTAAAGATGTGTATGATGGTATTGTAGACTTATTGACTTAGTAAGGTATATAAAATGGCACTAAAATATTCTCCAGGTCTTTTGTCACAGCTTGCTAACTTCGGGCAAGACCTTACCAGTGAGCAAGCTAGATCAGGCAGGGGCATTTCACGCGGCCCAGGCGGAATGGCAGGCGCTATAAGAGACGCTACTAGAGCAGTGGGCAGCGGTTTGTTTGGCTTGGACATGCGAAGTCAGCCAGAAATACTACGCGCAGAGCTAAGTACAATTGATCCTGCTGATCCTCAACGTATGGCTAAAATGTATGGCGTGTTGGTTCAGTACGGTGATCCACAGCAAAAAATTGATGCTATGGGTAAGCTGCAAGAGTTAGCGACAAGAAAAAAAGAAGCTCAGCAACAAGAAAGATACAGAAAATCTCTGATTAGAACCGCAACTTCTATTGGCATGGGTAATGCTGTTATAGGGCAAATAACTAACGCTACTCCTGATGAGCTTAGAGATCTTGGTAAAGAAATAGCAAAGCGCCAAATTGAGTTAGCGTCTAGGGGAGACGATGATAAGGCATCTTTAGCTTATTTGTCTCAATTTAACATTACCAAAGAAGATGCTATAGCGCAGTATGGAGAAGATATACCTCCTATAGATGAGCTAGAAAAAATACTTACTGTAGGTGATAGAGGTTCTATTAAAGCATTTACAAATGACTCTGGAGAAGTTAAAATATACTCTACACTTGGCGGTAAAGTATTAGTGGACGGCTCGTGGAAAAATGCTTCTGCAGCAGGTTTAGGTCCCGCACCTCAAAAAGTTCAAACAGAAGAACTTGATGGAATATTCGGAAAGATGCCTAAAAGTGCAAAAGAACTTGTAAATACTTCGATATCTAACACCATTAAAGATGGACAAGATGCTGATGAA